CAGTTAATGAAATGCTCATATCATCTGCCAACTCAAATACTTGCCCACCAATTGCAATAAGAAAGCAAAATTTACTTTCGTCGTCTTCCACATCCCATTTGTACTCGTTTTCTTTGAAACAGGCTTTTAACGAAGGAACTACTTTCGCAATCATAAAATGATAAAGGTCTGACCACTCGCCTCCTTGCGGTCGTGGCGGTTGCCAAATATGTTGAGCGATATCGCAGGGAGCACACTCTCCGCTTCCAGCAATAATAAATGGACCTCGAGTGCTTATTTTTATCATTTCTTTATGCCGTTGAATTCGGCCGTTGCCTGCAGTTACTTGGCTATCAGCACCAAATAGAACCTTGCCTTTTTGTTGGATAGCAAGGATTGTGGTCATGCCCCTATCGTAAGGCACGGACAATAAAAAAAGGCTAGGCGACTTTTACTACTGCCACCTAGCCTTAGTAAGGCTTATTTTTTTGCAGTTTTTTTACTTGGACTTGACTTGGCGTTTATCTTCTTGCCTACCTCTTTGGCAACAGACTCTGCTACTTTTCCAAAAGCAGGGTCTTTCCCATTGAAATAACGCATTGCGACTGGCACTACGGCTATCCATACCGAGTTAGCAACTGCCCACCAATCTCCGCTAGTAAAATCCGCTGGTGATTGGCCTGTTAATGTACTAATAGCGGCTATTGCTGATACTACGGCCCCTAGTAAATGGCGACCATAACTATCTATTGCGGATTTATTCAACTTCATACTTACTCCTTAACTGCCAATTGCTTTACGATGTCGTAAATATCGTCGATTCTATTTACTACACCTGCTTGGCGTTCCTCTAACCTTATCACCCTATCGGCTAAATGACTGCCCCCATTAGGAGATAACTGGGCGACAGCCTGTTCAATAGGCTTAAGTCTTTCATCTAACATTTCAATAATCTCTCGGCTGATATTTTTTTTCATAGGTCTCCAAATAAAACGGCTGATAATAGTGAGTATCGCCAAGAGTGAGGCAGTAGTAGCCGCCACAATTTCAGCATATTGTTGAGTGGTCATAGAGATAAAGTGTAAAGTATGGCGCAACTAAAGGCGAAGCCAACACGAATTAAGGGCCTAAATAAATTAAAGATAAAGTGGGGAAATGGTCGCCAGCGCCAAGGATATCTAAATCGGAGCCGCTATTTTGCCAAGCCCGCAACTCTATGTAATCACCTGCCGCTAAAGTTTCAGAAGGTGTTACGACTGTTGAATGGGTATCTATAGAGTTGCCTACTGGGAGAAAATCACTTCGCGCAATTTCAGTTGTATTATTTTTTAGAATGTTTATTGCTCGGTGCCCAGAGGCTGCCGCTTCAAAAGACGCAGTAGCAGTTATTAGATACCTGCCAGCAATAGGAACAGTTAAGCGAGTCGGATTTGGGCTTAAATCCCAACAATTCCAGTCATCACTATCGACGGCATCAAAACTTATTTTAGTTTGAGTCGAAGTGGTGATAGTTTGGTTCGTAGAGCGGCTAGCCGTGGGCGCTAAAGTTTTATTAGCAGCGGCCAAAGCACCCAATACTAGTAAGTCACTTTTGTTTACTTGAAGTAAAACAGTATCTCCGACTCTGGGCACATAACTGCGCAGGTAACGAACTTTAGTTATAGCCGTAGTACTGCCTGATGGCTTAACAGAAAGATAATAAGTTCCGCTATCATTAGTTATTGCTGTTACTTCGCCATAATGGTAGGCGATACGCATATTTTGGTCGATTAGGCTTTTAATAATTTGGCTAAAGTCCATTAAGCACCGCCAATCAAAATTTGTTCTCCTGAAGCCACAACTCTAACGGTTCGAGCATTAGCAGACATACTTGAAGATACTGATAAAGGTATATCTAAAGAGTCAATAATAACTAATCTATCAACTTTACTTCCGTTCGATTTTACATAAACGACGTCTTGGACATCTAGGCTGGGGTCCACAATAGACTCCCAAGTAATTGTTTCTTGACTGCCAACATAGGTATTCAGCAAACTAGTTGCGGCTCTTACGGCTTCATCTTCAGTCGCTAATAAACTAGTTTCAATAAAAATAGGAACCTCGCCAAATACTCCGAAGCGGTATGTAGGGCTAGTTGAATCTTCATCCCATACTTCTACTCTAATAGGAGTTGGCACATCTGTTCCTTCGATAGTATAAATAACTCCATTGTAGGTGGATTTAGTAGATATAGTTCTGTCTAGTTTAGTTAAAGTCGTACCGCTACCTTCAGCAAAAGTGGCTACAACGACTGAGCCATCTAAAGTCGGAAATGGGACTAATTGGACTACGCCATTTTGGTCGAAAAATAAGTCATAGCCGACTAATTGGGCGATTTCAACAGCATCTTTCCAAGGGTCATTATCAGTTTCTGTTCCTAAAACCACTTGATTGATAGTTACGTTAGTGGTTGGAAAGGCTAACTCGGCGTCAGGATAGCGATTTTGAAGTAATGCAGTTAGCGAACTTTCTAAAGAACCATCTATCATTTGATAAGGCTCAGTCCATTTAGCCCTAGCGACCCTAATCGACCTATCTTCGCCTGCTAACTTTATACTTACGCCTTCGTTAGTATCGGAAATCATCACCTCAGTAATCACAAAGACACCTAGCGGAACATATTCTTTAGTTCCATCACTATATTGAACTCCACGGAATAGACGCAATTCATTTCCAAAAGGAGTAAGTAAGTCAAAATCGTTATCAGGAACTAAGTTAGTACTTTCTCGATTTGTAACTAAAACGACCTCGCATGTACGGCGCACCGCAGAACTGGAATCGACTGTTACGGTGCCATCAGCAATATCAATCTCTTGTAACTTTTGGTCGCTAGCCCAAACTTCTGCTTTTGATACAACTACATGGTCAGTAAGTACGGCGGCTTTGAAAGCAGCACTTGACGGATACATTACTCATCAACCTCTACGTAAGCCAGTTCAATATCTCGATAGACAGCGCCATCTTGCTTACTCTCTGCCGCCCAAGTTCTAGCAACTACTCGAATGTACTTTTGATTCTCAAGAGGGTCTTGGACAAGTATCGTTCCTTGGTGAGTCATAATAGGGTAGAAATCGTCCCACTCGGTTTCATTTACGGTCTTAATACTATAAATGCCATCTTCGCCTTGTAGCGGTCCTGCTACAACTATCGGCCGAGTCGCTCCTAATGGCCTAAAAATTGTATTTGGTTCTTCGATATTGGTATCTAGTTCGGCTAAAACTCTAACTGAACCTAAATTCAAAGTAGGGTCTTCAATAACTTTGAACCACCAAGTTTCGTCATTAGTAATTAAAACCTGTTGGACTGTACTCCAAGCCGATGGGAATTCATTACTGCTTGAATCTACGCCCACTGCTCTTGCTCGGTAGTAACTGACTCCGCCTCTAGGCGCTTCATAATCTACCGCTGTTGCTACATAACTGCCATTAGGTGTTAAGTTCTCGCCATTTCTGACTCCTTCGTAAATAACTCCGTCATCATCAGACCGATGGACGTCAAAGTATTGGCTTACATAAGTTCCCGACAAAGACGCTCCTGTTACTGTTAAAGTTGCTTTGCCTAAATTGCTATCCCAAGCGGCGGCTAAAGTTGGAACAGTTGGGGGAGTAACTGAAATAGTAAATTGGCTATAAGCGAAAGCCGACCAAAAAGGAGAACCATTTACGGCTTTAGCAACACGAACATAGGCTCGATAAGTGCCGCTTAATAATAACTCTCCAATTACCGCAGTGCTATCAGATGAAGCAATTTCTCCTGACTCCCAAGTCGAAGTGCTAGTTAAAGCATTAAACCCGCCTGCCCCATATTGGGCTGAACTGAAAACTTTTATTTCATAATAGGCTTGCGTTTCATTATCGCTATCAGAATAGGCCCAAGTTACGTCAGGTGCGGTGGTGTTTGTGATAGTTCCAGTTGGGGCAGACACTGTTACTGTTGGTTGGGCTGAAATATCTATATCAATGTATAACTCATAAATGCTACCTAAAACGCCAGTATCGTTGTATTCAGTTATTTTGGCTCTTAAGCCGTCAATAGTCGATTGGCTCCAGTCTTCGCCGTTTGGTGCGGCAGTTTGCCAAGCGCCGACAAAAGTCGTAATGGCGTTTAAGCCTCGTATAGCCAAAGCGGAATGAAAGTAGTTTTGATTATCGGCTCTCGTTCCTAAATATACATTTATGCGCCCTGCCGCTGTAGGCGTACTTGCTTTGGCTCTAACTCGAACTCTTTTGACTCTTTGGCTAGAGGATATAGTAGTTGTTCCAAAATCCAATAAGGCGCTCGCTTGCCCAGTAACGCTAGTAGATTTTGAAAAATAAGTACTGTTGGAGTCATCATTAGTTGCTTGATGTAGCGAACCTGAACCTCCTGAAATAGTAAATAAACTACTGCCTGAGGCCGTGGCATTTGGGCGAACTGTTGTAATTGCCATGTTTATCTAGACCTTCTGCTATTAGTTGAGTTAGCAACTGCAGCCGCTACAGTCTTAGGAGTAACTGTCGGAGTTACTTTATTAGTGTTGATGTTTACTGTTACTGGCTGAGGAGCCGCTCCTGCCATTGCTCGGCCATAAGCAGGTATATTGCTACCAGCAGTCGCTTGGGCTCTTGTCAAAATTGGTGTTGCCGCAGGTTTCACTGCTGAAATGGCAGGCTTGCCGTAATTTGCTGAAGGTGGACCGTATATGTTGCCGAAGGTCGGCATTAACTCTGTTGGAATTTTACTTTTTATAGTATCTTTAATGTCTTTCTTGACTGTATCTGTCTTTTTGATTCCACCATCATCAACTAAAGGTCCTGACTCGAACGGACCTGTATTAGTACTAACTCCAGTATCAACGCTCACTCCAATACTTGCCATAGCCGCTGACATAGCCGCAGCGATTTGAGCAGCAATACTTTTCGCTAGTTCAACTAATCTTGTTTCTTCAGTTTTTAATTTATCGTATAGGCCTTGCGCTAAATCTGTTGCTAATGAAGTTCCTAAAGTCCTTAAACTTGATAATGCTGTATCGACCGACTTAGTTACCCCAAGGGCGGCTGTTCCAACTAATTTTTGATTGACCTCGCCGAAGCCAACAATTAAAGCGTCGATTAAGGCTTGAGCGGAAGTAAGACCAGTATTTCCTAAAACTCCCATAATAATTTTTATGCCATCAACTATTTTAGTCATTTGAGCGTTTATATTAACTACCTCGGCTTGGGCTCCAGCCACAAACGCTTGCGCCATTGCGACTGAATTGCCGTAGAAGGTATTGCTCATTTGAGTTCCAAAAGATTCGGCTTGGGTATTTATTTGTGAGTAAAGGCTGTTTATTTGCGCAATTTGGTCTGCACTGGCAGTGGCTAGTAAAGCAGCGGTTTCACTTGCCGCACCTGGGCCAGCCTCAAGTAACTGTTGTATGTATTCTTTGTTTAAGCCAGCCGCTAATAAACTTTGGATATTCTTTCCAAATGAAACTATCTGAGTCAAGCGTTCAGTCAATTGTTTAGTTATCGAATCAACACCTGTTGTAGCCTTTTTAACTTGGCTAATTACTAATCCGCTTGCGGTTTTAGTTACTGTCAAAACGGCTTTGGTATCTGCGTTAGATAAAGTTACTAAAGCCTTAGCAAAGTCTTTGATACCGCCAGTTAATTTCTGCTGGAAGTTTGCTTGGCTTTCTAGTACTTGGGCTAAATCATCTTCGGCTTGCTTTAAGGCATCAACGGCAAGTGTGCGCCTTTTCGCCAACTTAACTAAAGCGGCTGTTTGGTCGGTTAAATAATCAACAATTAGGCTCTTAGCCCCTTGGGACATTCCTGTAAATCTTTGATTGACGGCTTCAACTAAATTGTCATACATGCCAATTATTGAATCGACAGTCGCTTCGCCATCACGCATAGCCCTATCAATTTCGCTAGGTTCGCCAAATGGCGTACGAAGCAACTCGCCAAAGCGCTTCATTGCTGAGGCTCGCTCTTCAATTGCCTTTTCTAAGGCGCTATTGGCTTCACTTATCTTCTGTTGAATATCTTCAATTTGACCTGCGACTTTGGCATATTCTTCCATCATCACTCTTACATCGGCATTAACTTTATCGAAGGCGGCTCTTAATTTAGCCAAAGCAGGACCGCTTAACATCTTGCCTTTAGCCTCGAATACTGCCGCTAATTTATCTAACGCTCCCATTACTGAACTGCGAGCGGCATCTGCGCCTTTCATAAAGGAGTCAGAGAATTCAAACTTCATAAAATCCGAATAATTATTGACGGCCTCTTTTAAGTTTTGTTGCATTTCAGCGAGTTTTTTAGCGGCGGCTTCAGCGGCTTTTTGGGCTTTAGCATCTACTGCGCCTGGGCGATTAGACTTTCCAAGGGCAGCAAGGTCGGGCATAATCGGTGCCATCTTGTCTTCTTTAGGTCCTGAAACCTTCTTTTTAGCCAACCCATCTAAGTTCTTAGAAAAACCTTCAACTTTAGCGGCGGCATCATCAAAGAATTTACCGACACCTTTAGTCATATTAGACAAGCCATCATAGGCTTTTTTGGCGTCAGGGTTGATAAAGCCAAGAATCTTTAGAAATAGTTTCATTGGCCCTGTAATCAAATTTACAAAGGCTTCGGCTAATACACCAACGACTTTAATTACAAAACCTATAACTTTTAGTCCAACTTTACCAATGGTGATTACCATTTTTCTAAATGCGTCAGACTTATTCCATAACATCATAAAGCCTGTCGCTAATAACGCAACGGCGGCTACTACAAGTCCGATAGGATTCATACGCATAATTAAATTCAGAGCCTTAAATGCCTTAGAGAGTTTAGTTGTAGCCAATGTTTTAGCGGCTGTCATCGCCAGCATAACTTTGGAGTAAGCGTTGTAAAGAGCAACTTGAACTAGATAGGCCCCAATAGCGACTCCTACCGCCGTAACTGCCCCGACTAAAACCTGAAAGAAAGCCGCATTACGCTGTATAAAACGCCCAATAGCGCCTAAAGTTTGAATGAAAGCAATTACTGCCCCAACAGCAAGTTTTATAGCAGGAACTAATACTCCAGTAAATACAGGAGCAAATACAGTCGCAATGGCTCTACCAAAGTCGAATAAATTTTTTAGCAGACTTCCAATAAAGTTGATAAAATTTTGAACAGAAGTTCCGTCTCCCAATTTCGCCTGTAATCTTTCTAAAATAGGAGTTAAGTTAGTTTGCATGTAACTGGTAACATTAGTCATTACAGGCAAAAGAGCATTTCCTAAAGCCTCTTTAGTATCGTCAACGGCCAGTTTGAATTTTCTTTGAGCAATAGCGGCTGGACCGCCTGCTGTTGCCGCAAAATCTCGGTAAGTAGTTTCTAAGACTTTTACGATACCTGCGGCTCTTTCACTTTCAGTTCCCGACTTAATCATTTTTTTAGTTTCGGCGTCTAATACGAAACCTGTTCTCGTAAGAGAGGCAAATTGGCCGTTCAATGCTTGCGCAAGGCCGTTAGTCATACTTCTAAATTCGTCAGCACTTGCGGCAGCGCCCTTTTCAGCAACTACATAATCCAAAATAGCAGGAGTTAAAGTAGCAATAGTGCTTCCATGCAAATCAAAAGTCGCTAATTGCGATTGAACTACTGTTATATTTTCTTTAGAGATACCTGTTAATGCTTCGAGGGCTTTGCCTTGTTGAAATAAAATCTGTATCTGCGCCTCTGTTGCCCCATTAGTATTTAAGAGTAATTTTCTTAATCTATTTTGAGCAGCAGCGGCTTGTTGGGCGGCTTGAACTGAATCTCGCCCTAATTTCAACGCATAAGCGCCAGCGGCTGTTGCGGCTACTGTAAAAGCCAGCCGTAATTTATTAGTTAAAACCCCTGAAGTTTTGTTTGCGGCAACGCTAACTTTATTAGTAGAATCTGCCGCTTTCTCCATGGCAGATGTAAATTGAGAGGTGTCGGCCTTTAGACGAGCCAGTACATCTACAACTGACATCTAACTTCACTTCCTTCTTTTGGCCTCTTGCTCTTGTTCCCATATCCGCAACCGCTCAAGTGATTCCCACTCCGCTAACTCAATAGCGGAGATAGGTTGAAAAGTTGAACTGCCGTATAAAAGTTCCTCGACAGTTCTACCTAAGCGTTCTGCGAGTTCGAAGACGAATCTTCGGTAGCCGTTGCGGAGGAATCTTTTCCCACTGCGTCAGCGCTCTCCTGCGTAAAACCCGACAACCTCATACCAACGGCGGCTAAGCGGTCTAATGCTGTAGCGGCTTTGGCTAATAAAGCGTCACGATCTGCGGGCTTAAAAATTTGTTCGCCTTTATCGATATCAAACGACGTAGCAATTACAATTTCGGGATATACAAATTGGAGATTAACTCCGCCTTTGTTGTCAATCGCTAAATCCATGATGCGTGTGCGCTCGGCACCAGTCATACCACGAACTTCTACTTTTACGCCCCACTCTGGAACATCCACAATTTCTGATGGAATATCCTGAGCAGATAAGATTTGGTCTCTAATGGACACGTTTTCTCCTTTTGGTCTCGTTGGACTCGGTTATCGGGATTCTACTAGGTTTTTAATTATTATGCGTAAGCCCCGCGAGTTACGGCGCCTGTAATCTGAAACTCTGCTGAGTAAGTAACAATGTCGCCCACTCCTGCTGCGGTTTCGTAAGATGTTAAGAAGCACTCACCTGTGTATTTTGTATAAGTCGAAGTTGAACCTTCAGGACCATACTCGAATGAAAGGCTTGCCTCTGCTCCTAATACTCCAGCCAAATATCCATCGACTGTGGCGTCGAAGGAACCTTCAATGCTGATAGTTTGGTTCTTAAATCCGACTACATAAGTACGGTCAGATGAACCGAATGATGTAGTTTCTAAAACTTCAGCCTCACGAGGAAATGAAACTGAGTTTAGGGTGTCGCTGATATTTCTTAGTGTTCCGCCTGAGTCATCAATTTTGAAGACGGCGGCTTTACCGTGACGAAATGTTGGCATTTTTTTATCTCCTTGAGAATGCGATGCTGAATGTGATTGAACCTGTACCAGCCCCTGGAGTTACCAACGCACGCACATAACGATTGATAGTTGTTCCTGAGGCAACGACTGAGCGTTGAGCAGTATTAGTGCTAATGCCAATAGTCGTGAAAGTAACTAAGTCCGCCCAAGTTGAGTTATCAGCCGAGTGTTGGACTTTTGCTACTACTGTTGCTGAGCGAGTGTTGGCAG